TTTCGTTCCAAGAGAGATAACTCTGCCTTCAATAAGGTCAGATCATAATCCTCTTCGGGCGAGTCTGGCGCCAACCGCTCTAGAGCGGGTTGCACCTCTTCAAGGTACCATTGGTACCTGTCGGAAAGTGGGACTCCATAGGAGTCCTGCATCCAGGGCCCTGGGACTACGATCCCAGGAACTTCCTTCAAGCGGTCGTATACACGACGTTGCTTGGGGCGTAGGAAATACTTGGCTTGATCACCAAGTTGAGACATCGTAGACATAAAACTACTGTCTGATGTCCCAAGGTACTTCACGGCCTTCAGGTATGAACCTTTGGGTGTGATTACCCTTCCTGCGAACTCCGCTACCTTGTCGGATGTGAGGGTCTTTGAGTGGTTAATCACTCCACCACAAAGCTCGACGAGTTGGGTATAATACGGCTGAATTTCAGCACGCATTATGATGTCATCACCAAGAACCCTGAAATATTGGGAATAATCCCTCATCTGGGTTCCGAACACCCTCATTTGAGGTTCGGATTCTTGGAGACAACCATCTGTTATCGCCATATCACAGGCGGTAGCAGCTAACACGTTATTGGTTAGTGTTAGCACTGGGAAAGATGGCCCAGTACCCAAAACGTCACCTTGCTTCCAACTGACTTCCTGCTCGAGTTCCGAACTCCAGAATGGAGCGCGGCATACGTCGACGAAGTAATCGAAGTACGCCTCGAACCCCTCGATTTTATCGAGTTTTAGGGCAGTGGTAATCAAGTAGCGGCAGCAATCCAGATCTAAGAGATCTGATGCTGAGGTCAAGTCCGACCCTGCGAGGCAAACGCCTCGCCCCAGCTGATCTTGTACCCACCTCACGCCAGATTCCTGGTCGTGGGTGCAGTCGGAGGGTAGTTCTCTTACGATGTCCATAAGAACATCTTTGAGAGGATCAAGCGTGACTTGTGTAACCCTGTTAGGATTACCGATCCAGCGGTCTTTCATTTGGACCTGCGGGATACGCGTGACCCTACCGACAACCCGATCGTGTGGCTCATTCAACAGCAACTGGTATTCGTTTCCTAACACTGACATTGGCATATAGCCAAGCAGGTTGGAGCGATCCAGAAAGTCGAATGTTACCTGGGGTACTGAATCCCAGGACAATCGGAGAGCTTTCAATGCGTCACCCAACCTTTGGTTGGGTCGCATGGAAGACCTGCCATCATGAAATGGTATAGAACCATTCATATCAAAGATGGTAGGAAATTGAATTGGACGGATCTTCTTTCTGGTTATCCTCATCTTAGCGATGGGGATCTCCTTCAGAGTATCCAGACTGGCTTTTCCATTGCCAGCAAGACCGTCTAAGAATTTCTTCTTAGAGGCTTCGGTAAGTTCGTGTTCAACGAATACCGTGTTAAGCGATAAGACGCCTAACGCTTTGGCAATAGGTAGTCTAAACACCCACTTCCAGATACCCATAGGGTACCCTTCTCTGTCGCGTTTAAACCACGGAGGAGGTGTCGGAGTGCCTGCAAGACAGGACTCGTACCATTGACGTAAGTCTTTGATACGCTGATTTGTCCAAGCCTCACCGCTCTCGTTGACCCACTTTGATATTGTATTAACTATCGTGTGGGTTTCGGCTTTCCTCAAGCCAATTGCTCTGAGCCCTCGGCATAGATTGGATTTGGTTTTTACATTTATCATGTAATCACCTCCTTTGATGCCCCCAGTTCA